AGTATCCGCAGGTAGATCGTAGCTGATCTGTCCCTGAACCAACGGGATACTACCCTGCTCGACCGTCCAGAGGTTAATCCCACGGTTAGCCCACTCGATGGTGAGTAGGTTTAGGCTACGGCGAGCCGTACGTAGGTCATATCCCGTACGTAGCTCAGCGCCGCAGCGCTCAAAAGCCTCTTCGACTAACGAGTTGAGGTCGAGGTTAAATGCAGAAGTGCCGGTAGTGGTCATTTCTTCTTCCTTCGAGCCGCTTCTACTCTTCTAGGCTTGCCAGCCGGTTGGCCTAGACGTTTCTTTTGTGCGATACGCTTGCGCTTCTCCGACGTAGTCATCTCAGATGACGTTTTAGGTGTCTTGCTGGACACCCGTTTTGTCGGTCTGCAATACGGCGTACCGCGTTTTTCACCCTTCTTACGTCCGCAAGCTTTGCCTGTACGTACGTCTTTCCAGTCTTCCTTGAACCAGCGCTTGAGAGCGGCACCTTTTGCTGTCTTACGAACGGCCACTCTTAGTACCCCAGTTCTTAGCGCCTTTCTTACGGCACTTAGCGATAGCGCCCGAGGCATAGGCGGATGGGAAGACCTTATACCGGGACTTGACCTTATTGTAGCAGGCATCCTTAACGGAGCCGCCCTTGGCCATGCCCTTCGGCATCTTGGACTTCATCATCTTACCCATGCCCCGACAGCTGCGCATGTCAGACCATCCGACCCTTAGTCAGGCCACGCTTAGCGATACCGCAAGCCTTGTGGTTTACCTTACCGCCCTTAGCCATCTTCTTGGTCATGCCGCCGTACGCCATTTTCTTAACTTTACCGCCGTACGCCATTTTCTTAGCTTTACCACCACAACCGCTCATGACTTTACCACCTTTCCGTTTCTTAACTACGCCGCGCCCCATAAGAACATCAGCTTTGGTTACCTTGCCGTCCTTGTTGAGGTCCGGAAACTTACCGCTTTTAGCCATACCGCCTTTAGCCATACCTCTAGGCATACGCTTACGCAGCTTCTCAAGGCTTTCTGCTTCTCGCTTTTGCTCGCGATTACCGCGTTCAACTGCACCCTTATCGAGTTCCTTCGACTTACGCTCCGCCTCTTTACGGTCGGCATCGCGCTTTGCAGTGCGTTTTCTGAGATCGTCCATATTCATGGTAATCACTGGTCCACGTTTACCCGGCATCGCTAATATCCTTACCCAAAAGTTTTTGAACAGTATGTGTTTCGTAAATACGTATGCCCGTCCATACGACAGTAAACAACGCGGCGGCAGCGGGGAGAAATTCAGCCAATGTACCTAACACCGTAGCTATAGAAAGCCCGTCTATCACGTGCTTTACTGTTTCCGAAGGATGGATGACACTCATTTTAACAATCCCAAGCTCTGAGTGATTTATTAATCCGCGAGTTTGGGTCGCGGGCGGTTTTGGCCGAAGTTAGTTTCTTCTTCATGCCCTTCATGCGTTTGCAGAAGCTCTTGCGCCGTGCCGCCGATTTCGGTGATTTCTTGGCTTCTGCCTTCTTTACTGGAGCCTTAAGGCCCGGCTTCCCCGGATTGGCACGGTTGTAGGAAGCGCGACCCTTTGCGTTGAGTCCGCCTTTAGGGTTCTTACCCGCCTTACGTGTCCATGCCGGAGACTTAGCCACTACCTCATCTTCCCCTTGGTATGACCCTTCTTGCAGATGCCGTCGCCGCGAGTGACCTTGCCACCCTTAGCCATCTTCTTGACCTTGCCGCCTTTACGCATGGTAGGTTCAGCGCCAGCCGTCATTCCGCCATCCGGTTCGCCAGCTTTCTTCTTTTTCTTCTTTCGGAGCGCGTCGCGGGCCGCCATGCCAGCTAGGCCAAAGCCACCGTACTTCGCGATATCGCCGAGGCCAATTTTGCCGCTTGCGATACCCAACCCGAGGGGGCCACCAAGAGTGCCCGCCAATGCTTTACCCACTTTACCCATCAAACTAGTCCTTCTTCATGATCTACCATGGGATATAGCACATCTTCGCCGAAATTACCGACATATTCTTGCACGCCCATATGGCCTAAAGTAATTGTTGGGTCGATCCAGACTTCGTAACCTGCTTCTCTTGCGCGGTCACAAAACAGGAAGTCTTCGCCGATGTAACCTTCTGGCGTAACCTTGAAGTCGAATACCGCGCTCAGCTTCTTGTCCGCACGGGTGTCGTAGTATTCCCACTCGGGGTGAGCACCGATCAAATCCGTGAATACATTGCGGTTAACCCACATAAACGCCGTAGCTACACGCTCGGCACGCACCAGCCCCATACCGTTCATGGTAATGTGGCCGTTCTCATCTTGGTCTAGGTCGGTGATATAGCGCAGTTTCTCATCGCGCACGCGGGGAGGCGCAGCCACGATACCCTTGTCCGGGTCAGAACCCCAAGCCATCAGGCGCAGAATAGCGTCCGGCTCAAAGTTGATGTCGCTATCAATGAAAAGAAGTTCAGTGCACTCAGAGTCGAGGAAGTCACGAACAAGCAGGTTGCGGGCACGCGAAACCACGGAACAGCCACAGATACTTCCAATCTGCAAACTAATCCCGTGGCGAGGCGCGGCCTGCGCAAAACGAGCAAGCGATACGGCCAACTTCAAGGATACCTTAAAGTCGTACGCGGGAAGCGCGATAAATATACTACGGCCCGCTAGATCGAAGCCCTGTTCGTTTTGCATAAATCACCCATAAAATACGACTACTGACGCTGTGTTAGTAATCGTACCATACAGGCCCGTCTTTGCAAGGATACCTACATCTGGAATAACGACATCGTAAGAGCCACCGTCAGCAACTGCGGGCGTGTTGAGGGTAAGCAGTGTGCTGCCCCCACTGCCGTCCGTTAGGACTACCGAGCCAGCGCTAGCGCCGCACTCGATGTGGATGCCTTTGATGCGTACGCGGCCAAGGTCGTTATTAGCCTGATCTTTGAAGCTTGCCGTACCAGCCCCTAGGGGTTTTGTGGCGAGAACGTCTGTTTGCTGAGTCATAGGAAGACCCTCCTATTAAGCAGCAGTTGTAACGTTAGTCCAAGTAGTACCGCCGTCAGTGTTGATGTAAGCACGTGTGCTTGTGCTCGAACCATCCGAACGCAAATAGAGCGAACCTTGGGCAGCCGAAATGGTCGGAGCGCCGCTTCCCGAGTAGATGCCGGGGGTAGCAGAAGTTACAGAACCGCTTGCACCAACAAGCATACCGTTTTCTGAAGCGACGGGACCTGAAAAAGTAGTCTGAGCCATTATAAATACTCCGTGTAGTAGCACATCCCCGTACCGTCTCTACTACGTCTGCTAGGCCAGTCGGTACGAGTTATTTACCTAGTAGTTAAGCTTTACCACTTATGTGGTAAAAAAGAAAGGGGAGGAACTTAACCCTCCCCTTCCCCCCTGTTTCCTTAGGCAGCGCCTTCGGAACCGTACATGCCCAGTGGGTCGCTCCAGCCGAAGCTGTAACGCTCACGAGCCTTATAGCGTACGTTACCGGTGTCGAAGTCACCGTCCATGCCCGTAGCCATCGGCGTACGAACAAAGTGCTTCAGACCGTTAGGTACGTCGGTCGTCAGGAACCACGCATCCGAGTCGGTGAGGAAGTGGTTAACTGTGTAACCCTCCGGAATCGCACCGTTTGACTTGATTGCGTTGATGTCGTTGTCAGCAGTGCCAACACGAAGTTCCGTTTCAAGCAGGCGAGTCGCAACGAACTGAAGGTCCGAAGGAATAACCAACTTGCGAGGCTTGGCTGCAATCAAGAGACCGCGCTCGTCTGTCCACCCAGCAATTTGGATAACAGCCGCTTCGAGCGAAGTTTCGTTGAGGTCAGCAGCAACCGACGGAATGTTTGAGTTCGTGCCACCTGAGACCAGTGGGTGTGAAGCCGAGAACAGTGGTACGCCATCGCCGCCGACAAAATCGGAATCGAAGCCGTTGTTCAGGACCGCAGCAGCCTTAGTCTGCTTGGTGTACGACATCGCACGGGCAAGCGCCTTAGTATAACGAGCCGAGAGGCTGTCATACAGGTTGTCTTCAATCGCTTCTTCCGTGAGCGAGAACCCGAGGGCAATCGTTTCGTGGTTGTAGCGAGCAGTGAAAACTTCCTGAGCGTTGTCGTAGGAAATCGCCGAACCTTCGTTCTTAACCGGAGCAGCCGAGAAGCCCGACAGCTTGGTTTCTTCTTCGAAGCTACGCTCTGAAGATTCAGTTTCGAAGATTTCCTTGTGCTCTTCGCCGTAACGCGAATACTCAAGACCGAACAGGGCGTTCAGTCCCGGCAGAAGCTCCTTGAGGAGTTGTGCGCGTGAAATTGCCATTGTTCAGTCTCCTTATACGCCAGTAGCGTTGTTGTACTGGTGCATACCGGCATTCCACTTGACGATAACTTCGGTGTAAGAACCGGGGTTACCAGCAGTGTGGGTTTCAGGCACGACATCAATGATGCGGACTGGGAACGTTGCCGTTGTGCCAGTTGTATCGTCGATAGCGACCTTGGAGTTGCCGGTGGCAGTGTTGCCAGCGTTCTGAGTGAGCACAGCGTTGTTACCAACCGCAGTGCGGTTTACGTAACCTACCGTCGTACCCGACGAAGTAACCGCGACTTTGTAGAGTGCGTCAGGGTCATCAGATACAACTGCATTGATGTCTGAAGCGGCTACACCGCCGGGGTAGTATTGACGGAAAGTCTTTCCGAAGGTTGCGTCTGTGTAAGAACAACCCATGAAAACACCAACCGGAGTTGCGGCGTCAGTACCAGTGTCTTTCGAAAGAGTGCCATCCGAACCGAGCTTGACTACGTCGCCAAAGAAAATAGCGGTAGCCGAACCAGAAGCGATTGGAATCTGACGAGTAGCACCGGCAAACACCTGTCCACCGATCAAGTTGACCGGCAGAAGCCCGTAAGGGGCATCTACAGAAGGATATGCCATATTAATAAGCTCCTAGCTTATCTGCCTTTGCCAAATGATGTCGTTGAGCGTTTCTCGTTAAAGAGCGGCATCCGGACATCGTTCTCTCGCATGAAGTTGTTGTCTACGGAATCCATCTGGGCTTTGTTCTTGCCGGAGAAATAATCCCGGCGTTGATCCATGAACTCAGTCGGAATCTTACAGAGCAACAATCCTGCGACTTCGATGTTGTCCTTGAAACGGCTGTTCTCATCTCGCAGCAACTCAAACTTGGGCTGCTCTTCGATTCGAACCGGCTCCCACCCTTCGCGCATCTTTTTAGATACGTTCTGAGCGTCGGCCTTCCCCAAAGATGAAACTCGAATCCACCGATAGGAGTATCCGGGTTCACGATCTGGCTCGGGCAAAGTAGATGCCGGTTGCCAGCTTTTGGGACGTTCCCGCGTAGCGCGAGTTTCAGTTTCACGTGAAATTCTAGTCTGTGTCATGTCGTTACTTCCCTACCTTCATAAGTTCCTTAGCGTATTGCTCAGGGGTCAAACCCAACTTTCTAGCTATTGCCAGTTGAGATTGTTTGAGCACGATCTTTTTGGGGGACCGGCTGCGTGAGGCAGAAGCGACGACAGGAGCAGGCTTGGCTGCACGTGTTCCCGTTTCAAGTGCTTCCCCGAAATATTCAGGAAAGCGACGACGCATCGTTTTGTCGATAGCGTCCCAGTATTCGTCGGTGCCCGCGTATTGGGGGCCACGTTCTCTAACGAGCTTCTGGTGAAGCCCAAGTGCAGATGCAGTCATCTCGTCATCTGAACCCCACCAACTATTACGCTCTTGCCACGCAATGGTTTTCTGGTCCAATTGAGGTCGCTGTACCTGTTGTGGCAATTCTACCTCTTGTTCCGACTGTTGTAAAGTCGGTTGGTAGTTATTTATTTGTTGCATCTTATAAGAAGCGGAGTTCAGCATTTCTTGAGCTTCAAGAACTTTGTCTGTGTCACCCGCCTCATATGCTTCACGGTAAGCCCGTTTTGCTGCTTCTTGTTCATACTCAGCAGCTTTGCGGTAGGTCTCCAGCAAGTCCTGCTCGCCCTTGGATAGGGTCTGCTTCAACCTGCGGTTTTCTTCCAGCAGCTTCTGCGTAGCGGCAACGGCTTCACGCTGCTCACGTAGAACGCGCTCTTTCTCCCGGCGCTCATCATGCCAGACCTTCTTCATCTGCTTGAGGCGGGTCTTGACCTTATCCGAGTACTCATCGAGTTCGTCAGCTTCGAGTTCTTCTACGATCTCCTTAGGCATAGGCTCGCGCCCACGGTCTTCCTCGGGGGTATCGTCTTCGATCTCGACTTCCGGGGCATCGGCTTCCTGCTCCTGCTCCTGCTCTTCGATTTCAATTTCGGTATCGACCTCGGGCTGGTTGCCCGGCTTAAATTCTTCCATGTGTTCTTCTTGGGCCATTTTCGCCTCCTATGCTCGGGTAATACCGCGTGGGTCTTCCACTACGGCTTCAACAGAATCGTCGTTAATTACGCGGAACTCCTGCCCATGTATTTTCACACGGGTACCAGCGTGCGGGCGCACGAGGATAAAGTCACCCTCTTTGCACCATGGGCCGCTAGGGAACCTAGTTTTGTCTGAGTAAGCGTCCGGGCCTAGCTTCAGTACAAACAAGGTCGTGGTCAGGAGTTCTTCGTGGTGAATGGTAATATCAGCCTTGATAATTCCGCCTTCGGTCTTTTCTTCGATTTCCGGAATAGCGCATAGTATGCGATAGCCTGAAGGGTCAGGTAGCTGCTTGGCTTTCCGTTCGGGGTCTGCCGCCAGCACTTTTGGCATCTTTGGCAGAGTCTTGTCCTCTACGTTAGTCATCGTCGTTTTCCAGTTTGTTTGCGAGATCAGCTACGATCCCGTTTGCTACGAGAAGCCCACGATAAATACCGCAGGCATACTTATAGGCACCGAAGTCCTCGGCCTTACCCATGGCCGTGTCTTCTTCGATAACCTTAAGTTCTTCTTGTATCTTTTTAGATAGATAGCTTAGAATATCGTCATTCATTTACATCCTCAGTTCGCTGCCTAGGTTGTGGAGCAGGGGGTTGCTCCGCTTCTTTCGCTGCCTGCATTTGCTCGCGGGCGATATCTACGCCAATACGAAGTCCTGCTTCTTGCTCTTGTGCAGACAATTTTGCCTTGTCTGTTGCCACCTTTGCGCCGACTTGGAGGCCAGCGATGCGTTCTTGTGCAGCAATGCGCTCGCGTTCGATGTCCAGACGGTCCGCTTCTGCGGCTGCGTCGATCTGGAGCTTTTGCTGTTTGATTTGAGTTTCTTGCTGTTTGATCTGTAGCTCCGCCTGCTGCATTTGCAGGATCGGGTCTTGTGCTTGTTGTGCCTGTTGTTGCTGGGCAACTTCGGCTTGGTCTTTGGCCAGTACCTTCTCTGCTGCTGCGGCAGCCAGACGGGATACTTCGACTTCGGTTTGCTCGTCCATGGGAGCATTAGGCTCAGGATACGGAACGCCCGCAGCCACTTCAATCTGACGACGGTATTCAAACGCGATATGCTCTTGGATGTGCGCAGCCAAAGCGGCCATAACAGCCGGGGCGTTAGGACTCATCTGCATAAGCTGCTGAATCTTGGGGTCTTGCGCAGCAGCCATGTGGACTTTGATGTGCGCCTCGTGGTCTTGGTACATGAACGCCTTGACCGGCTTGCCGTTTATCATGTCCATGTTCTCAGACACAGGGTCGCGTGGCTCCATGTCCTCGCCGTCCTTAAGCGGGACGAGTTTCTCTGCGTTCTTGATGCCCAGCACCTCGAGCATCTGGCGGTGCAGGTAGGGTAGGTCGTAAAGCTGTGGTGCGCCTTGAGCCAACTGGATGACCGCCTGATACTGGACGATCTTCTGGGCCATTGTGGCGGCGTTGGGGTCGCTTACGGGGATTACTTCTACGGTGTCGTAGTCTTCCTGCTTTGCGCGCTCGTCGCCCACTACAGGCTCATACTCGTAGTTAGGTGAGGTGTAGTCGCGGATCAGGACCTTGAGGAGTTTGAACTCCTGCTTCATCGAATAGTGGATGCGCGCCTGCACAGCAGACATGATCTTGAGCGTGCGCTCCAGAATAGCTAGCGTGGTCCCGACAGGGGCTTGTGCCGACATGTCGCTAATCTTCATGTCAGCGGCGGCAGCGAAGCGGCGACCTTCTTCTACAATAGTGCCGAGGAGGCTGTAGAGCACTTGGCTTGGCTCTTTGTACGGCAGTGGCATGATATTATCACGCATAGAGCCGCTAGC